AGATTAAATCGCCTGCAATTACTATAGAGTTGTCTAGGTGCTTTAGAGTTTTCCACAGGGGGTTGTGGAAAAACTGTGGAAAACTCTTATATTAAGAAATGTTTAATTAAATATAGTTTGCTGATGTATAACGCTATTGAGAATCATTAGCAATAAGGTATATTGAGCTCAGAAGACTCGTTTATACTACGAAATGCTCTGAGTTGTTGTGGTCTTAGCACGGGAGCTAACGAGTTGTCAAGCTTTGTGTGGAAACCCAGAAAACTCAAAATTCTCAGAAATCTCAAAAATCTCAAAAACGACAAAACCGAGAATTCTGTATTTCCAAGGGTTTTCGAGTTTTTTAGAAATTTAAGAATCTTAATAATCTTAAATTTTGAGTTTTTTGAGATTTCTGAGAAACTTTGAAAACTCAGTGCTTTATAATTATAACTTATGGTTATAATAAGCAGAACTAATCAGTCAAACCCTTGACAAACCCAGAAAACCATGGTATTATAACAAAGTAATCAACCAAAACTGTTGAAAAATGAGTAAAACCTACCAAGAAATTCCTAGTTCAGCTATTGATTCGGTAGAAATCAACACTGATAATAACACTGTTGTTATCAATTATAAGAATAGTAACAAAGACTATTCATATAATGTAGAGAATGCTGAACAGTTTGAGCAGCAGTTTCTATCGGAGATTCCTTTCAGTGATTCTCCTACTGAAGATGATAAATCAGTTGGTCGTTTTATCAATCAGAGTGTGCAGAATGGCACTCTCCAACTGATTCAAGAATAACCCTAGCACAAATAAATACGTTTGTCAAGCATCAATAATCGTTTTCGACTAATTGATGCTATTGCAGACGATTGTAGACCCCTTAGAACAAACAATGGCACGTAACAAGAGTAACTCAAACAACAACGATTTGTATCAAGATTTCGATGAATTTGATGAGCGATTGGTAGAGAAACAGTTCGGCGTTAAGATTAAGAATATCGGACGAGCTCCAAAGAAGACGAAGAAGATTAAGTTTGATGGAGATAATATCGAATGGTGAAATATTAGTCAATAGGTATATTTACCTTGTGGAAAAATAGTTTTCCACAGGTTTTGAATGATAAGCCCCCCTCATTGAACCCATAAGCAAGAGTGATGGTTCAGGGGGTTGACTTTATCGGTCACCCATGCCATACTTAACAAGTCAACCAAACCGAGACCATGCGTAAGATTGAATTCCTGATGAATGCCGCTATCTCTGCTGGCAAAGAGTTTCGCTCTGCTAACACTGCTGTAGTGCAGGCAGATGGCGTTGCTGTTGTATTGCTCCATGGCAACAAGATTGCCGAGATTGGTGATACTTTCATTCGCTTGTTTGATGGCGGTTGGCAGTCTACCACCACCAAGTCTCGCTTGAATGCTATTCTCGCTGCTCACGGTGAGCGTGGCGATTGTGTGTTCCAGAAGAACTTTAAGTGGTTCGTTCAAATGAACACTGTGCAGGGTTTGAGTGTCATTCCTTTCTTCGATTCCATGCGCTTGGGGTGATTTTAAAATCTGGAGTTTCTGAGAATTTTAAGAAACTTAAAGTTTTTAGAATTCTTGGAAACTTAAAATTCTCAGAAACTCCAGAATTTCATAATTTATAATTATAAGTTATAAATTAATTTAATTCAGTTAAATTGTAAACCATGACCATTTCTGAAATGTATCAAGAGATTGTAGAACAAGAAACTGCTGACATCTTCCTAGACAACGATGGTTATATCGTGGAAGATTACAGTTTTGATAACATAATCGATGAGCAATATGATATCTAACTGATATCTTATTGTTCTAGCTAACTAACCCAATCCAATTGCTATTTTAATCATGACCCAAGATCTTATGCTTTCCCTGTTGAATCGTGCCGCTAATGGTAACGAATTGCTCGCCGTGTTGGATACTCTGGCAGCTGATGTTGCTGATGAGAGTGTTAACCAACCTACCACGGAATCGATTGAATTCTGATGACCCTGTGACACTTTGAGAACTGGCACAGTATGCTCCCAAAGTAGGGGATGCTGTGCCATACTTAACAAGTCAACCAAACAAAGCAAATGTCTAACACCCGCGATTTGTATTACACCGACGCCAAAGATGGCATTGAGCGTATGATTCAAGTGCCCGAGAATCTCGCATGGGTTATGGTTCAATCTATGCACATTGCTAACGTTGATGCTTACATTGATTTGACCCCTGCTGATGTCGTTGCCGCCTGAATCTATCATGATTGAATCCTACAATTTCACTGGTGACGCTGTAACCTACCTAGGGTTGCTAGGTGTTATCTCTACCTTCATCATTGTGGTGACGGTGTTTCGTTCCTACTACAATTCTCCCCTTCGGAAATGAATCCCAAACTTGAAATGTTGAGTGCTCGTGAACAACTCATGAGCGACATTGAATGTATCATCGAAGGATTCTTCTGGGATACTTGGGGTGATGAATACGTTGACGCACAGAATGAATTGATAAAAACTCTGTGTGATTCTGTCTGTTCCAACTTTCCTTCTAAGTGATGACTACTCTCCTGCTGCAAGTTACTGAAGTTGAGTTTGATTTTGACGAAGAAGATTTCACCCCAGAGCAACAACAAGAAGTTGTAGATTATGCTCTCGGTAATACTTTTGAGGTGGAAGTTGATGATGCTAATGATGAACTTGAGGTTGCAGATGCTCTGATTGAATGTGTAACTGACCTCACTAGTTGGTGTGTAGTTTTTCTCAATTATCGTCAAGTTACTAACTAATCAAATGATTGATACCGACGACCGTTTAAATCAAACTTGCACCAAATGTGGAGTTGGTGATTATCAAGAAACCAGCATACATGATGATTGGGATGGAGTGCTTCACTGTACCAACAAAAAATGTAATCATGAAGTGAAAAGATACAAATATAAAGATACCCCCCAGTAAGGTATACTTAAGGCGCCCAGCGCCTCTCCCTTCCCTCCCCTCCCGCCCTCTAGGTTACAGGCGCAGGGGCGCCCATAGGGCAAACGGTGGACAGTCTGAGAGCTGGCACACTGACCCCCCGACCCTGCCGCCTGACCCTGTAGAATAACAGCATGAACAAAACCACTTCCAACCCCTACGTCGCCACCCTCCTAGAGATGGGATACGATAAGGCAGACTGCCAGACCCCTGCCCCTAAGGCACAATACCCCCGCACCATCGCTGGGCGAGTCTTCGAGACTGAGGCAGACTATAACGAGGCCCTCGCCGACTTCCTCAATGGCATGTGACAGTTTCCGAACTGTCTACCATTTCAACCAAAGCACCCTCTGAGGTGCCATACTTAACAAGTCAACCAATCAAACCACAAATGAGCATCACTTTGACCGCTAACTACAAAGAAGTCCTCGACGCTGTTACTGTTGAGAAGATCGACGAATTGCTCGAAGATAACTATGCTCTCGATGACATGTTGGAGTTCATCGATGAGCGTAATGAGAACTGGTTCGTTAACTATTACGAAGAATATGTGCGCTGTGGTGAAGCGATTGGATACGAGGCAGTTGATGCATTCATCGATGAGATGGGCAGCATTTCTGACATCGAAGGTCTCGATGATCGCTTCCGTGGTGTATTCGAATCGGAGGCAGACTTTGCTGAAGATTTCTTCAACGAGATTGGTGATATTCCCTCTGCTCTGGTAATCGATTGGCAGGCAACCTACGATTCATCGCTTCGCTACGATTTCACCTCTTGTGAGGTATCCTATCGCCAAGTGTACTTCTTCAGCGATAACTGAGGAGGGGGGCGATTGCCCCTCTTTTTTTATACATTTCACCCCACACTGAATGAAGATTCGCAAGCGTTATTTGTTGCTAGGTGTTATTTTGTGCATGATGTTTGGCCCTGGTGGTGTTGCTGCCATTCTCGCCTTAGTTAAGTTAACAGCTGTGACACCCGAGGCACTGGCACAAGGCGACCCAGACCCTGCCGCCTGACCCTGTAGAATAACAGCATACCAAACGAAACGAAACGATGAACGACCTTGAGCTTCGCTGCCTTGCCCTCGCTGATGAACTGGCAGAGAATGGCATCGACCGTGTTGATGATGGAGACCTTGCCTTAGCATTCGAGGGGCTGACCGAAGCCAACCTCTACGCTACGGCTGAGTCCATCGCCTACCTGGGCGACTGGTTCAACTGACCCCATCTGTGATAGGATACCACAAGCAACCAACCAATGGCCAACACCCTACGCCTCGCCCTAGTCGCTGCCATGCTGCTGATGTTCAGCCAGACCGCTGGGGCCATCCTACAGACAGCCCAGACCCTAGACCGTGTGACAGCAGACAAGGTGGCACAGATAAACGCGCTGGGCGCCAACTGACCCTGTAGACTAAACACATCAACCAAACGAGACAACCAATGGAAACTGACACCCTGTTCACCGAGATTCAAGACATGCCAGGCGAAATCTTCGATATCGACTTCGATGACCGCTTCACTGCTGAGGACTTCGAGCGCCGCCGTGCCGAGCGTGACGGTTGGGTAAGTGGCCACTGGGATGGTCGCTGGTGACCCCAGACCCTGTAGACTAATCACATCAACCAAACGAGACCTATGACTCGCAACTCAACCGACGACCTACAGCAGTTCCTAGATGAACTGACCCCAGAGCAACGGGAGGCAATCGGCGCCGCCAGCGCCCAGGATTGGATGGATGCCATCGGCGCCTGCATTAAAGACCCGACCTTCTGGGCTGGCATCGGCGCCGCCTTTCTAAACGGTATGGCACGGGGTCTTGATGAGCACCTGTGACGCCTGAGGCACTGGCCCACTAACCGCCAGACCCTGCCGCCTGACCCTGTAGACTAAACACATCAACCAAACGACCCGAACCATGAAGCACACCTACAACGGCTGGACCAACTACGAAACTTGGAATGCTGCCCTGTGGATTGGCAACGATGAATTTCTCTACAATACTGCTAAGGCATGTGTAGAGTTCTGCGGCGATGATGAGACCCCTTGGGATAAATTCGTGCGTTGCATGATGGAGGGTCAGATTGGGCGTATGCTCGGGCAGACCCCCGATGGCGTCAAATGGGATTCTGCCTGCATCAACGACCGCGAGATGGTTGAGATGATGGGCGAACTCTAAACTGGCACAGCAGGGGGCAGCGATGCCCCGATGCCCGCCTAGGATTAACCCATCAACCAAACGACCCGAACCATGATTCTCGCCCAAGCATCCCGCCTCTCTGACCGTGCCGCCGTATGGGTCGCCCGTAAAAACAACGACGAATCTTTCACCCGTATCACCTGCCCTTCGGGTCACCCCGCCAGCGTATGGGCGGCGCAGTTTGCCGAGGTGCATCATGATGAGGCAATCGCTGCCCTGCCCACCTTCGAAGATTGAGAGGGGGGGGGGCACCCCCTCCCCGTGATACAATTAACCCATCAATCAAACGACCCGAACCATGCAACTCGAAATCGACTCCCTGTACAGCAGCGCCATCCGTCGCCTGACTGCCAACCCCATCACGGGCAGCGTTCGCGTAGTGTTCACCAGCAGCGACCGCCAGTACACCATGAGCGCCTCTCGCCGTGCCATCATCGCTGCTCTGTTGTTCCGCCCTGTGAGTGTGGGCGGATGGGTCAATCATCACTGCTTCAACTGACCCATCATCCTAGCACACCGTACCCATACCCTCTCCCATGAGAACCACTAAAGAGATTGCCCGTGCTGCTGCTGCCCTTGGTTACCGATGCACCCGAATGGGTAAGCACCAACGATGGACGCACCCCATCAACCCCGCCATCGCATGGGGCACAATCCCCCACCAAAATAAAAGCGAACGATTGGGGCGAGACATCATCAAGCAAATGGAGCAGCGCCTAGCACAGGCGAGGGCGATGGCATGACCCGCCATCCTAGCACAGTGGGGGCGGGGGACAGTTATATTATATAATACCCCGTATGGGGGCGAAGCCGAGCGAAAAACGATAGATACTATTAACCTACAAAACTTTGAAAACGCGAGAGTGTTTACACGTTCATTAAAAATTTTTTTCCCCAAATAAAATGACTCAAAAACCTTCACCAACTCTAACAACTCGAACGACCAAAAGAGAAGAGTTTGGGTATATCTACATAGTATTGCGAGAGCTTTGGAGAATGCGGTGGAACAAGTAAGTCACGTGATAATAGACCAAAGCGCCATGATAATTTTTGCTTTCAGCAACAGTGGTAGGCAGGTAAATCTTCAATTCAATAATGAGTATGAATTAATGGTAGCCATTCATAAATGTTCAAATTGGTTACCAAACGAACGAATTTTGTCTACTATATAAAGTAACTTCAGATAACAACCATGACACCAAGAATATATGAGAGTACTGTAGAGTACAACGATGATTACGATGAGTATAACATCACAATTCCCGAAGAGTTGCTAGATAGCACTGGATGGGAAGAGGGCGATGTACTAAGTTGGATTTTAAATAAAGACGGCACTGTATTACTTGAAAGAATCGAAGAATTTGGAGATAGTGAAGATGGCGAATGAATTTGGTTACACTGTAGTTAACAAGGATGGCAAGGTAGTTGATGATGCAAAATTTGCAGATTACGATAGTCTTGCAGATCATATGTTAGATATGGCAGAGAAATATTATAGGGGAGAGTATAGTGAGGATGACAAATTAGAAATCACTGAATTTGACAGTACTGGTGAAGTAGTTTATAGTGACGTTGCAACATTTGGAGAGAGTAGTGATGAAGGAATCGTACCAGAAGAGTTTAACTTTACTTCTGAGGGAATCCCAACCCGTCGAAAGAAAGCTGAAGGATTTGGAAAATAAAGTAACGACGGTAGTAAATGACATAGACCGACGTTTAAAGGCATTAGAGGAGCGTGTAGGCACCATTCCCGACCCGTTTGTGTTGTACTACAAAGCACCAGGAGAATCTGAGCATAAGAAGATTAATGAATCATTGGATAATTTGTATGCCCGACTAAATATTTTAGAGGCAATGACATTCGACTAATGGCATTTCTAATTGGCGAAGACGCAAAAGATTCTGCATCAACAAATCTTTGTTGCATCTATCCAGCTAAAGCACTAGATGGCGAGGTTATTACTTCCAAGAAAGTATTTTTCGAACAAAGTAATAAACCAAACGCAGAACCTGTGAAGTTTTATAAAAACAGTTCAAAATGTTCTGATGTTGAATGTATGCGAACGCCAGTTCCAGCACCAACTGATACACCTCCAGGACCATGCACCACACCATTAACAGATCCATTGAAGAGAGTATTAGTTTGCACTAAAAATAGATCAGTTTATTTGAATGGTATTTTGTTTGCAGTTCAGGGCGATGTTACGAAGGGGCTCAGCACTGATCGGCCGATACTAGGACCATTCAAATACCCCACCATCAATATTGCCAACGGCGTATAAATGTGGTATAATACGAAGAGTTAGAGGAAATTCCTTATGGCAAAAGTAGCAAGTTTCAATAAGACCAGTTACATTCCTGGCAAACCCAAGACAACAGCACAAGGTTGTTCAAAAAATACAAATCTCGCTGCAACCAGTCGTAATGGTCGCAAAAAGCGTTATCGTGGTCAAGGAAATTAAATAAAATTAGCGGCATTAGCCGCTTTTTTTGTGATTTTTCGGGATAGCAACCCCGTAAAAAGTTCTGTTTCAACCTTTTTGGAGAAAAACAGATGGCAAACAGTCCAAATCCTGATAGAGATATCAATTATATGAGAGAAAACTGGGGCACTAATCGATTAATTACCGATTATGGTTCTGTGGAGCGTGTAACTCCGACAAAAGTAAAGAAAAATGAACCTCCAATGGATCGTTTATCGAAACCATGTGGTGGCAAGGACGGATTTGATGATTATGTAGAGTGGTGGGCATGAAATGCGGGTATAAATAATAATAAAATAGTGGATTTTCATGCCTGTAAGTACGGTCTTTAAAGATTTAAATATCACTTTCGAGGAGAATTTAGTCACCAAAGACCTAAAAGTGACCAAAAATTCGGATGCGATCAAAAGATCGGTTATGAATTTGATTCTTACACAACCAGGCGAGAGATTTTTCAATCCAAACATTGGTTGCAGAGTTAGGAATTTACTTTTTGACCCACTAGACTTCATTACAGCTGCAGTTATTAAATCTGAAATTGAATATACTATCAAAGCATTCGAGCCAAGAGTAGTATTAAAGAATGTGAATGTTGATCTAGATGAAGATAATAATGGTTTTGATGTTGTTATTGAATACACCATCATTGGTAAACCAGCAATAACAGAAAATATCGATTTATTCTTAGAAAGATCTAGAGCATAGACATGCCTTACAATCAACTCACAAATTTAGATTATTTTGATATACGAAATGCTCTCAGAGATTATCTGAGAGCTAATTCGGATTTTACTGACTATGATTTCGAAGGTTCAGTAATAAGCAATTTATTGGATGTATTGGCATACAATACATACTACACGGCATTCAACACCAATATGGTGGCAAATGAGTCGTTCCTAGAGTCATCTACGTTAAGGGATAACGTTGTTTCGATTGCCAAGCAACTAGGGTACTCTCCTCGTTCATCTACTGCTGCTAGAGCAGTGGTGAATTGTTCCATCACCTTTACTAATACTGTAGCACAGACGGCAGTATTTAAAAGTGGGTCTGGATTTCTAACAACTATTGATAATGTTTTATATCAATACATTTTAAGGGATGATGTAAAAGCATCAATCATTGGTAATGTAGCTTCTTTTACCAACTTGAATATCTACGAAGGTATTCCCCTACAGCAATCTTATACGGTTGGCAACAGACCACCAAAGATTGTATTGAATAATAAGGGAATTGATGTAAAGAGCATTAAAGTGAATGTGTATGCTAGTTCATCGTCCAGCAATTTTATTCCATACACTGCTGCTGAAAATATTTTAGAAGTCAATCCTCTATCAGAAGTTTACTTTATCTCAGAAGGAGAGGATGAAAATTATACTATTACATTTGGCGATGGAGTTCTCGGAAAGCAATTAACTCCTGGTCAATATGTGCTAATTCAATATTCTATCACAAGTGGTTCGGATTCGAATAACGCAAAGAGTTTTGTATTTAATGGATTGATTGAAGATACTAATGGACAGAATACTTTTGTAATTAGTAACATTTCAATTGGATTAGTAGACCAATCTAATGGTGGAACTCCTATAGAAAGCATTGAAAGCATTAAAAAGAATGCTCCTGCAATGTTTGGTACACAGAACAGAGCAGTAACGGCAGATGATTACACAGCAATTGTTAGAAGAGTATATCCTTCGATTGCTGATGTATATGCTTATGGTGGAGAAGATGCAAATCCTCCAGAGTATGGAAAGGTTAAAATTGTAATTAAACCAGATAATACTGATTATCTTACATCATACACAAAAAATAGAATTGAACAAGAATTAAGAAAATTTTCGGTTGCATCAGTAATT